TGATCTAAGTTTATAATATTTGGCAGTATTTTCTACATTTATTTTTTTAAATTCAATATATTTTTTAGCAACTTCTTTTGCACTAGTTTCTGTACCAGTTCCTTCAATAATATCAATAGGATTTTCTTCTTCAATATCAAACATGCATTGCCAATAATTAGTAGATGCTCTAGACGAATACTCACTAGAAAGGGTAAAACCAGAATTTGTCCTATAGGTATAAATTGGCTCTAGATAAGGAGAATTTTCAGCAAATGTATCAAAATAACCGTAATCATCTGGATCATATAATCTTTTTACATATACTGGATCTGATGGTTTTCCTGGTGGAACTATTACATCATTTAAATTTAATGGAAAATTTTCAAAGTCTGGAGCATCATCTACTTTCCATTTACTAGTAACACTATCGTAAAAATTATATGCTGATACTGGAGCAAAATCAGTTATATTGTAATATACATTTTTTTTTGTTAAAGAATTTCTTTGATCTAATAAAAAAGAAATAGGATCATCTAAATTAGGATCTATTCTTTCATAATAAGAAGCAAAGGCTCCATTATTTTCTAGATCCATAAATGAGGTTGTATATTGTTCGATATAATCTATCTTAATAGGAGTAGATTCATTACTAATAGGACCAGAATAAGCTTCTGTATCTGTAACAGAAAAAATAGAAACTGGTTCTGTATCAATTAATTCTCTTACTGAAACAAAATTTATCGTATGCAAATCTTTCCAGAAAAACATATCTGGAAATGGTTCTTGTGTTTGTATCGGTTCTTCCTTTGAAGATTCATCACCTAAAGAAGACTGATATAAAAATGATCTTTGTTTTGGTTTATCTGTTTTTATTGGTGGTGTAGATGTAGCATACTCTGAAAGATAATTAAGTAATGTTAAAAATTTAGTATTATCAAATCTTCTTGCTACAGGATGAGTAAGATTTTTATTTTTTAACCAAGCATAATTTGAAGTTTGTGTAATCCAAATTTTATCTTGTTGATCTGGAAAATATTGTAGAAAAATATCTTTTATCCAACTATCTGTTTCACCAGTTGCTGAAATAAGTTTTATATCTTCTTCAAAATCAAAAGATACTCTTGAATTAGTAAAATATGAACCATCAACAAATTTTAAAGAAATTAATTTTTGAGTCTCTTTTGTTTGATAATTAGTTAATCTATTAATTTGGTAAATATAAAAATTATCAAATGTTCTTTCTGTTCCTGTAATATCAATTATTACTATTTTTAATTTATCTTTTCCAGTAAAATTGAAATCTGCTGCAACATCTCCTTGGTCTTTCAATATTAAAGTACCTGTAGGGACTGTTCCTAACATACTTTCTTCTATAACAATATCTTCAAAATAACCAAAACTTTGATTATCTTTAATCAATTCCCATTTAATATTGTCTGGATCTCTACCATGAGTTATGGTTAATTCTTTAATTATGATTGGATCAGCTAGTGCCATTTATTTCATTCTCAAAATTTGTTAACGAAAAAGAATCAATAAAATATAATATTTCTTTGTTTTGTTTATATGTTTCTTGACTTGATAGAAACACACTATTTATACCAGAAATACCATTTTTAAAATCATAATATTCATCTAATTTAGTTGTATTATTTTTTTCTTCTATACCATTATTAATAAAATATTCAACTGAATCAGCAAAATTTTCTACTAACTTCAAATCAAATGAATATTTTTGATTCCATTGATTATTTTCTTTTCTAAAGACATAATTAGTTCCAGTTCCCAAAGAACCTACACCAAGTGTTTTTAACTTATTTAAATTTTCTTGGCCATCAATAACATAGGCAAAATTTTGTGTTACATCAAAACCAGCACAAAATCCTGCTGTAGCGGCAGCTATTAAATCTCCAGCTAAAAATGATGAACCAGAAATACCACTATAAAAAATAGCCTTATAAGAATCTATTTCTTCTTCTATATCTTTTTGAGATTTAGGAAATTCTAAAAATGGATTTAAAATTTCTCCACAATAAAATGGTACATAATAATACTTAAATTCTGAATAATATTCTATTGAAATTTTATCTAATAATAAATCATAATTTATTTTTTTAGAAAAAATATTATTTTTAAAATTTTTAATAGAATAACCATTAGAAAAATTAAATAATGTTAAATTTTTTCCTTGAAAATTATATGAAATTTTATTAAATTTATTAAACATTAATTCCCCTGCCCCTGCCCCTGTCCCCCTTGTCCAGTTCCACTTCCTGCGGCAGCATCTAAAGCTTCTGCTGCTAGTTCAGATTTACTAAATATTCTTCCGCTTTTTCGTGTTCCTGTTTCGTGTTCTTGAAATACTAATGTTAAAGCAGTAACCATCGGTCCTCCATCTTCAAAAAATCTAGGAACATCTTGTGGTACTGGACTTTTATTTATGTGTACTGATCTAAGAACACAAACGAGTGGATCTGAAAGCCAAGAGGCACTTAAAAATTCTGTATCGCCTTCTCCAGCTACAGCTATTCTCCACAAATCTGGAGGAAAAGTTCTCTCTGGTGTTGATGTCGCAGCAGGATATGAATTAGCTCTAAAATAATTACACATATCAGTTATACCTCTGGATTCACTTAAACTTCTAGGAACTAAAACATATTCTATTATAAACACTCTTCTAGCTTCGTTTATTAAAGCTAATTCATTTGTGTTTCCAAATCTTCTAAATGTGGAGGTAGTAGAAGCTCTTTCTAAACTATATAACGCTCTATCCACAAGAAATTTTTTATATAAAGCTGGTTTTCCCCCAACAGTGTTTAATTCATTTGCCTTCGATAATTGTTCCCCACCAACAGTACCAGGAGTAGCATTGTATTCGTGTTCAGTTTTTATAAGAAGTTCTTGTGGTAAAGGTAATTGGATATATCCATCAGATCTGGAAACAATAGCATCTCTTGTTCTTTCTTTTGCTAAAACACTATATGGAGCGTGATGAAATATTAACCAATAAGGTATTTCTGTTAAATCATCGGTTGGATATACAAAATTAGGCATTTTATTTTCTTTTAATATATATTTACATGCCATATAAGACAAAATTTATTCCACAAAATACAACAAAATACGTTGGTAATGTGGATAAAATTCTTTGTAAATCTTTATGGGAAAGAAAATTGTGTAAATATTTTGATTCACAAGATAATGTAATAAAATGGTGTTATGAGTGTATAAAAATTCCATACATATCCCCTGTAGATAATAAAAAACATAATTATTATCCAGATTTTTTAGTTCTTATTAAAGAAAAAAATGGAGAACAAACAACTCTTGTTGTCGAGGTTAAACCACAAAAACAAACAGAAGCACCAAAAAATTCCAAAACCAAATCATATAAAAATGAAATGAAAACATTTTTAGTAAATGATGCAAAATGGAAAGCAGCTAAAAATCTTTGCGAAAATAATAGATGGAATTTTAAAATACTAACAGAAAAAAATTTATTTAGATGAGCAATTCAATAGACACAATTAGATCGCTTTTAATAAACTCTGGTGGTATTCAAAGATCCAATAGATTTAATGTAATTGTATACACACCAGATGGAACAAATACAATGACAGCATTGGAAATTTCATTTGGCGGAAGACAAATAGATACCATAGTTGATAGAATCGGTAGCACAGGATTAGGAAGAAATATTCCAATTTCACAATCGTATAATGATACTGGATTCTCTCGGTCTATTACACAATATCAATCAAATCTTCTTATTACATTTCCAATAGAGCAAAATTGGTCAACTTATGCAAAAATGGAAAGATGGATGAATCTTTTGGTACAAGATGGTTTAATACCATTTCCATCTTCTAGTATATCATTTGCCAGATCATATAACGACTATGCAAGACCTGGATTAGTAGAAGTGGAATGTCTAGATATGAATGGAGATCTTAGAGGATTATTTACTTTTAGAGAAGCTTTTCCTATAAAATTAAATCCTATTACAATGACAGCTAAATCGGGAGATCCAGCAAAATTTGATGTATTTTTTGTTTTTAGATCATACGAATTTACAGTACCATCTAATTCTGGTCTTGGTTCTCTTATAAGACGCTCTGAAGATTAATAACTTTATCTTAAAATTTTAAAATATGAAATTTCAACGAACATATCCAAAGTACGAAACAATTTTACCATCAACTGGAAAAAAAATTTATTTTAGACCATTTTTAGTATCCGATGAAAAATCTTTATTAATTATTAAAGAAGAAAAAAATTCTTCTTTAATAATTAAAAATGTTTTGGAATTAATTGAAAAATGTTTTGATGAAATTGATAAAGAAAAAATAACATTACAAGATTTAGAATATCTTTTTTGTTTATTAAGATCAAAATCAATAGGAGAAATTGTAAAAACAAATTTTACATGTCCCGTAACACAAGAAAAAATTAAAACAAGTTTAGACTTATCTAATTTATTTTTAAAAGATGGTAAATCATCCTTCGAACTACAATTAGATGATACTTTAAAAATAAAATTCGAATCACCAACTATTATGAAAATACTTTCAATAGATGGAAAATTAGATATGGATCATTTCATAAAATGTTCTATTTCACAAATTCAAAAAGAATTTTCAATTTACAATTTCGATGATTTAAGTAACTCCGACATAGAAGAAGTATTTTCTTTACTCACTAAAAAAGAATATAACGAAATAAAAACATTTATTAATGACTTACCTAAAGTTTGTGCTGATGTAAAATATACTACATCAGATGGAGTAGAAAGAACACTCAGATTGGATGGAGTACTTAATTTTTTTACTTTAATTTAAATCACATTGATTTATTAGTTTATTACAAAATGAATTTCTTTTTGTGTTCTAATAAAATTCTTTCTGTAAGTGAAATAGAAAATATATTTCCATGGGAAAGAGATATTTATTTTAATCAGTATAAAAATAAACTAGAAGAGGATGCGGAAAATGCCAGAAACAGAAATGTTTTCTAACGAAGAAGAGCCAAACAATAATCGTTCTACTGAGATGATAGATGAAAAAACTGAAGTTTTTTCAGCTGCAAATTATTCATCTATTATTAAAGACGAAGAAAAAAATACATCTATTGAAATTGTTCAAGAAAAAGAATCTGTAAACATACCAGAAAAAACAGAATCTTTATCAGAAGAAGACTCTAACCAAACTACTGAAAAAGAAAAAAGTCCAGAAGGCCCAACAGTAGATAATTCAAAAAATCAACAGGAAACTAAGCCACCTAGTTTTCCTACAGATTCATTAACTCCAAATAATGAAAATAATATTCCAGAAGAAAAACCAGCAGAAGAAAATCCACAAAAATATATTTTACCGGATATTATAAAAGATAATACGGAAGCTAATCAATTAGCTGAAATTTTAAACGAAACACAAAATTTAACCACTGTAGAAAAAGATATAATAAACGAAAAAATAAATTCTATAGAAGAAAAACAAAAAGAATCTGATAATTCTTCTGATTTTGATTCTAGATTGAATACATTAAAAGGAACAGTTATGAATTTTGATGACGGTGGTATAATTGACGTAAACAGCGGCCACATGTCTGATTTAAAATATTTTATGGATGAAATAAAAAGTCCTCCTGAATGGAGGACTTAATATCTAATATTTTATGGAAGATTAGTCTTCCTTTGCCAGTCGCTTGAAGTATTCAAGCGCATCTTCGTCCTCATCCGGATTAGGAGCCTTCCGAGCAGGAACCGCCTCAGCCACTTCGTCCTCGTCCTCCGCTCTCTTTGCGGCAGGGGCAACGCTGCGAATGTCACCACCGAGAACATCGTTGAGCTTCTTCTTGAGTTCGTCGTATGACTTGAACTCACCAGGAGCAACAAAGTCCTGAAGCTTGTACAGAATCTTCCACAACTTCTCTAGCTTCTCGTCATCACCCTTGTAAAGTTCAGTAGCACCATCAAACTCTGACTTGTCGTAGTTGGTGTAACCAGCGACCTTACGAATCTTAAGCTTGAAGTTAGCACCCTTCCAGAAGTCGAATGGGTTGATGGCTTCCTCGTCCTTGAACTGAGGCTGCATTGCCTCCTGAATCTTCTGGAAGATCTTAGTACCGTACTTGAAGAGGAACACCTTACCTTCGTTCTGGGGGTTTGAAGGATCGCTAACAACAAGAATGTTGCTGATGTAGGTTAGCTTGCGCTTACGGTTACGGGCAATGTCCTTGTCCTTTTCGACACCGCTGTTCCAAAGTTCGCTATTTGCTTCGCAAATCGGACACTTCTGACCAAGCGTAGTTGGGCAGTTGTCGATCAGCCAGCCACCCTTGCCTTGGAAGCCGTGCGAGTAAACCTTGACCCAAGGAACATCCTCACCTTCACAGGCTGGTAGGAAACGAATCACGGCATATCCGTTACCCGCCTTGTCAACTTCTGGCCTCCAGAACCGATCATCTTTGTAATCGGTAGTCTTGTTTAGGTCTTCGATCTTCTTGGTGAGATCTTCAATGCTTGACTTTGAACGCTTCTTAAAATCGCTAAATGACATATAGTCTCCTTAAATTTTTCCCAAGGAACTCCCTTGGCCGATGGTGTAGTATACCAAAGTCTGGTGATTAGTCAAAAAGGAAGTTTGGCCTTTTTGGGCAGAAGATGTAGATCTCTTCCCTCTTCGACTAGTTTTTCTATAATTGGTTTTGTTAGTAATTTTGCCGCTCCTTGCGGTTCTATATCATAATCTTCACATTGTTTTAAAATTGCATCCATATAAGTGGAATTTGTTTTAGTAACATGTTCGATAATTAGTTTTGAAAATTGATTTTTAAAATTTGGCTCAATAAACATATTTAATACCCTATATAGTAGTGTAATTTGGAGAAAAAATGCCTGATAATACTGATCCCAATTTGAATGTAGGTATCGCTGGTGGTCTTACCGCTACCATTGCAACTGATTTTGTTATTGATATTTATGGTGCTACTTCTCATGTTCAATTAACTAAAGTTGTATTTGGTGGAACATCGGATGCTACCCGAGTTTCTTCTAGCAGTCCATTACCAACTTATTTAGCAACTACTGGTGTTACTCTAAACACTAGAGCCACAATTACTGGTGGTGGTACGGCAGGATCAATACAGGTAGTGAATTATAGCACAACTTCACTAAAAGTAAATGGTTCTGGTTTAAATAATGCAGTTGTTACCCAAGATCAAGCTGGTAATACTCTTCTGACAAATATTTATACCGATACCCAAGCTTTCTCTACAAATCTAACAGGAGGAAGCTATAAGATAAAAGCCATGGGTATTAGCCCAGATGGTGCTACTAGTGGAGCTTATGTTCGTTTGTTTGATCCCAGCACCAATTTGTTTGCTGGAGTAACAAATGGTGGAGGATCTAATGCTTTAATGGTTCAAGTTTTAGGTGCTCCTATTTCTTTAACAGCAAATATTAGTTCTACTGTTGGAGTCACAAATTCAAATGCTACGGCTCTCTATATACAGGGATCAACAGGTTCTCCAGTTAGTATAACAGGTGTAACACTAGAATCACTCCTAACCACAATAAATAATTCTGGAATATCGGGTGCATCTTTCGCTGCTTATATTCCTACAATTAATACCCTTTTAACCGATGGTACAGCTAAAGTAAAAGTAGATACGTTTACATTACCAACATCTTTTGCAACTGGACTTTTAGGAATAACACAATCTATAGTTCAATTTACTCCAGGATTTACCTGTCAACGCGGAGTAAATATAAAATCTCTGGCTTCTAATACACAATTCTTGTATATTGGAGAATCATCAGGATTTACTAATGGTTATCCATTAGCTCAAGGAGATGAAATATTCTTAGAAATTTCAAATGCTAATAAATTTTTTGCTAAGAGTGGCGGTTCTACAGGAACAGCATCTCAAAGTCTATATTTTATAGCTAGATAATGTCAGAATACTACGAAAAAGATTCATATACCACTCTGGTAAAGAGTTTAGATTCTTATGGAATCAATATAATAAGCTCTTACGGAGACTTCACATTATCAGGAAAACAAATAAATTCAAATCCATTAGTTTATTTTTATGATTCTTTCAATAAAGTAATTATTGATTATACTCAAACCAATTCAGATGATGATTTGGAGTATTTAGAATTTTTTCTGCAAGGAATAACTAATGGAAATACATTTTCTATTTCAGATAGTTACTATGTAAAAGAACAAGATGGAATAACATCTAATCTTGATGGTATTTACCAATACGATGGATCTACTGGTAACAATATGATTTTTGCAACTAAAGTTAGTGCAACAAAATTGAACACTGGGGAATTTCGTTATGAAAAAGATTATTTTGTTGATTCTTTGCAATTATCATTAAATTCTGGATTCACTGGCGATACTGCAAATATAATAAAATCTGTGACTAATTCAGGATCTGTAGTAGATTTAGGT